ATTAATCTGGTGGCGTGTTTAACTGAATTGATGTCCCAGGTTAAATTCAAATGAGCTATGAATTAAAAGAATACTTAAACGCCATAAACTTCACAAAAAAAGATGTGATGGATTCAGATGATGAATTATGGAAGAAAAAGTATCCTGCATTTATCGTAAACAAACTATTGTCTGCTTTTTCAGACACCGTAATGCTTGTTAATGAAATGAATAGAAATCATTTTCTTGATAAGGATATGCAATTTCAATTTCTACTAAATAGTATTAGAACAAAGAAACGGTATAGTCCGTTTTTGAGGGCGAGTAAATTAAAAGAAATTGAGTGTGTGAAAGAGTATTATGGATATAGTAATGATAAAGCAAAGTCCGCTCTTGATATACTCACCAAAGATGAGATAAATCTCATTAAAGAAAAATTATATAAAGGTGGGACAAAATGAATGAATTAGATAATAGTTGGCATCCAGAAAATATGTTGGAAGTCCAATTGAAAGAACCAGACGATTTTTTAAAGGTTCGTGAAACACTAACTAGAATTGGTGTTGCCTCTAGAAAAGATAAAAAATTATTTCAATCGTGTCATATTCTACACAAACAAGGTAGATATTTCATAGTACATTTTAAGGAACTATTTGCATTAGATGGCAAAGAAGCAAACTTAACTGACAATGATATTGAAAGAAGAAATACAATTGCTCAATTATTGGGTGATTGGGGATTAATTGCAATAATTAATGCCACAGTTGCTGAGAAAAAAGCACCTCTATCACAAATCAAAGTTTTATCATTTAAAGAAAAGAATGAATGGGACTTACAAGCAAAATATAACATAGGTAAAAAGATAGAAGATGAAGGCACCGAAGTTTAGAGAGTTTATAACTGAAGCACCATCTAGTGGTAAGTTTAGAATAATTGTAATCACAGATGAGCCTGAGGATGCTAAAACTTTTCATACAGCAAACAGACTAAAAGAAGAAGCTGAAAAACTAGGTTGGAAACATTATTTGTTTAAACTATCTGGTGGTTATACATCCATTCCAGAAGGTGCTTTAAGATTGCATAATAAAGATGATGATAAAGGTTTTGAAGTTTCAGGTCGTGATACAATTGCAATCATAAGAGGCTCAGTTGTAAGAAAAGATAGTTGGTTAGATATTATTTCAACACTAGAGAAACATAGTGTTTGTGTTGTAAATAGTAGGCAAACAATTAATATTTGTGCTGACAAATATAGAACAGCATTAAGACTTTCAGATTATGGTATTAAACAACCTAAAACAATTCTTATAAACGATCCAGAAAATGCAGACCAAGCAGTTGAAAAATTAGATACAGAATATCCAATCATACTTAAAACTTTACGAGGTAGTAAAGGTGTTGGTGTTTTGTTTATTGAATCAGGAAGAGCATTAGATAGTATTGTTCAGTTGATACATAAACAAGATGAAGATACAGATTTATTACTACAAGAATATATTAAAACAGATTGGGATGCTAGAGTTTTAGTATTAGGTGGTAAGGTACTTGCTACAATGAAACGACCTGTAATTGAAGGAGATTTTAGAAGTAATATATCGCAAGGTTCTGAACCAGAGAAATTAGAATTAACAGAATTAGAAATAGAAGAAAGTTTAAAGGCTGCAAAAGCAGTTAATGGATTATGGACTGCTGTTGATTTTATACCAAGTAAAAATAGAGAAAAGGAACCACCATTTATTATTGAAGTAAATTCATCTCCAGGTACCGAAGGTATTGAACGGGCAAGTGGTCAAAATATTAGTAAAGAGGTTATACAATTTTTTGCTGATAAAAAGAATTGGGTTAAAGTACCTAGTGAGTGTGGATTTAAAGAGATTGTATCTATCAAACCATTTGGCGAAATCATCGCTAAGTTTGATACAGGTAATTCAGGTATGTCAGTTATTCATGCTGACAAGTTGAATGTAAAAGATAAAAAGGTTACATGGACATTATTAGGTAAAACACTTACCTCTGATATTATCAGAAAAGAAAAAATATCAGTTGGTGGCTTAAGAGATTATGAAGAAGAAAGATATGTCATCAAATTAGATGTGGAGTTTTTAGGTGGCTTATATGAAACAGAATTTACTTTAGACGATAGAGAAGATAGGAGTCCAATCCTTTTCGACCGAGAGTTTATGGGTAGAGTAAATGTCATGGTAAATCCAGACAGAAAATATGTGGTTACCACAAAATATAGTTTAGACTAAACGCTTTACAAATCAATTGTAATGTGTTATAATAATATGAAAAGGAGTGAAGAATGGCAAAAAATCATCAAGCAGATAATCCCTTATTCAAGGCATTAGTTAAAAAATACGAGGCACAAATAGCAGAAGCATTTGCTGTGTTAATTGTTTATTTCGACAATTCAGTAGGTATAGGAGAACATCCTCAATTTATTGATGAAATGGATAAACAGTTAGATATTATTTCTACTGCCGAAGAAAAACTAGAAGCATTAAATAAACATTTTAATAATACACAAATATAGTGAAATTTTATACTAGTGTGCTGCCGTATAAAGGACGCTTATTAGTCCGAGGTATAAACCATGACGGCAGCCACAAAAAGTTTAAAGTAAATTATAAACCATCTTTATTTACTCCTGTTCAAAAAGAAACAGGATATAAAACATTAGATGGTCGTAATGTGGCAAAGATTCAACATAGTAGTATGTTTGAAGCAAGAAAATGGATTGATGAATATAAAGATGTAACCAACTTTGAGTATTTTGGTAATACAAGATTTCAGTATCCATATATTGCAGATGAGTTCCCAGGTAAAATTGATTGGGATTTAAAACAAATAAGATTAATCACAATTGATATTGAGTGTGAAAGTGAAAATGGTTTCCCAGATGTAGATAAAGCTGAAGAACCTTTAATTTGTATTACTGTAAAAGACCATGCAAGAAAAAGTATTATTGTTTTTGGTTGTGGCAACTTTGTCAATGACCGTGATGATGTAAAATATTTTAAGTGTTCTACCGAAAGAGATTTAGTAATTAAGTTTACAAAGTTCTGGACTAGTTATAATCCAGATATCGTAACTGGTTGGAATGTAAAGTTCTTTGATATTCCTTATCTAATGAATCGTTTTAAATATCTTATGGGTGATGATTTTTTAAATCAGTTTAGTCCGTGGGGTGTTGTAAGTCAAAGTAGTGCAAGAATAACTGCTAAAGGATTTAATAAAGAACAAAACTATTATGATATTCTTGGTGTTTCAGTTTTAGATTATCTTGACCTCTATCGTAAACACACATTTGTTAGACAAGAAAGTTATAAATTAGATTACATTGGCCAAGTAGAATTAGGCGAACAGAAAACTGAAAATCCATATGATACTTTCAAAGAGTTTTATCAAAACGATTATCAATTATTTGTAGAGTATAATATTCAAGATGTTGAGTTAGTTGATAAGTTAGAGGATAAAATGCAGTTGATTGCTTTGCATTTAACTATGGCTTATGAAGGTAAAGTAAATTATCAAGATGTGTTTGGTCAAGTTCGTATGTGGGATACTATTATATTTAATTATCTCAAAGAGAATAAACTAGTTTGTCCTGCCGTAAATGAGAACGAATATTCTGGTGGTTATGAAGGTGCCTATGTAAAAGATCCAGTTGTAGGATTTCACGATTGGATTTGTAGTTTTGATTTAAACAGTTTGTATCCACATTTAATTATGCAGTATAATATATCTCCTGAAACTATGGTTGGTTTTGAACCTAATTCTGTGAGTGTAGAAAAAATGTTAAATCAAGAATCTGATTTATCACATTTAGATGGTGCAACTATCACACCTAATGGTGCTCAGTTTCGAACAGACAAACGAGGTTTTCTTCCTAAGTTGATGGATAAACTATATCAAGAACGAGTGATATATAAAAAGAAAATGATTAAAGCAAAATCCATGTATCAAGAAACTGGTGATAAAAGATTATTAAATGATATTGCAGCCAATCATAATATTCAACTTGCAAGAAAGATTGCTTTGAATAGTGCTTATGGTGCTATTGGTAATCAATACTTTAAATATTTTGATGTAAGACACGCTGAAGGTATTACAAAAGCAGGTCAACTTGCGATTAGATGGATTGAAAGGGATGTAAATAATTATTTAAATGATTTATTGAAAACTAAAAATGTAGTTTATGTTGTGGCTTCTGATACAGATTCAATTTATGTAAAACTTGGTGCAGTTGTCGATAAAATATTTAAAGATAAATCCGACACAAGAAAGATTGTAAAAGTTCTAGACAAATTTTGTGAAGATAAATTACAAAAGATAATTGATGATAGTTATGATAAACTTGCTAAATATGTAAATGCATTTGACCAAAAGATGTTTATGAAACGAGAAGTAATCGCCAACAAAGGTATATGGACTGCTAAGAAAAGATATATTCTAAATGTTTATAATGAAGAAGGTGTCGATTTAAAAGAACCAAAGTTAAAGATTATGGGTATTGAAGCAGTTAAGAGTTCAACACCTGCCCCTTGTAGAATAAAAATTAAAGAGGCATTGAAAGTGATTATGAACAAAGATGAAAATGCCTTGATACAATTTATTGATGAGTTTAGAACACACTTTAAAAAATTAAGACCAGAAGAAATTGCTTATCCTCGTTCTTGTAATAATCTTAAAAAGTATTCTTCATCAACAGACATTTACCAAAAGTCAACACCAATTCATGTGAAAGGTGCTTTATTATATAACAATCTATTAAAGAAAAATAAATTAAGAAAGTATGAGCGAATACAAGAAGGTGATAAGATTAAGTTTATTGTTTTGAAAGAGCCTAATCCATTACGAGAAAGGGTTATATCTTTCCCAACATACTTACCAGAAGAATTTAAATTACATCAATATATTAATTATGATGAACAATTTGATAAGTCATTTTTAGAACCATTACGATTTATTGTTAATGCGATAAATTGGAACTTTGAGAAAAAGGCAACATTGGATAGTTTCTTTTAATGACCGAAGAAGAAATAGAAAGAGAAGTAAAAGAATTTTTAGAAATGTTTAGTCATGTAAATTTGCCAGATCCTGAACAATATCCAAGATGTTTTGCCTGGTATGTTAAACTATTTCGATACTACAAAGGCAGACGATAATATGAGAGAAAATGCATTTACACACTATAATAGAGATAATACACTATATAACCGTCTCATAGCCTCCGCCACAGACGGAAAACTGCCTATCTTGACATCTACTATCTTCGAAAAAATGAACGCTGAGTATGGGAAAGATAAGATGAGAACACACTTGGCAGACTATATTGCTTCAGAAAGACCAGTATTTCCACTTAAAGAAATAACTAATGCCGATATGAGAATTAGTTTTGGTCGTCTTAAACAGTTTGATACTAGTACCATTTGCATTCCTAACGAGCAAGTTGAAAAGGAAGTATTTGAAAAGTATGATGATTACAAATACCCTTATAGTAAGTGGGGACTTGGCTTGATAAATGGTGCTAGTACCTTTAATGATGTAAGTAATTATTTCATGCAAGATTTACGACTAGAGTGTAGTAGTTATGGTTTTCGAGCACCTAAGGAAGTTTGGGAGAATGGAGATGCTTATGCTATTTGGAAATGTTTAGGTCCAATATGGCGAGGTATCAATGATGTTAAACTAACAAAGATAAAAGAATTAGATGGTACTGAAACAGAGAAATTAGTAGGTGGTAGATTAGATGAGAAAAGTTATATATCGGCATTTAGATTAGGCACATATATTGCAACACAATTTAAACCAGTAGTTGCAAAAGCAATCTATGATATGACAGAAGCAAAAACAGTATTAGATACAAGTTGTGGTTGGGGTGATAGACTTGCAGGTTTCTTCGCTTCAGACGCTGAAGAATATTATGGTTGTGATCCAAACCCAAATACTTACCAAAGATATCAAGAACAAATTGCTACATACAATAAACTTTTATCTAAACCTAAAAAGGTACAGATATGGAATTGTGGTGCTGAAGATTTACCATATCATAAACTACCAAAGATTGATGTTGCATTTACAAGTCCACCATATTTCTCTACCGAACAATATAACAAAGGTGGTGAAAAAGAAGAATTACAATCTTGGCATAAGTTTAATGAGTATGATAAATGGCGTGATGATTTCTATTTACCAGTTGCAGAAAAAACTATGGAAGTTTCAAAGTTTATGTTTGTGAATATTATGGATCCAAAAATACATGGAGTTCGTTATCGTTCTGGTGATGAATTGGTAGATAAATTTAAAGATAAGTTTCTTGGTCAGATTGGTATGAGGATTATGCAACGACCAAAATCAGATACATTATTTAAAGATGAAAAAGAAAAGGCTGAATTTATGAACAAGATGTTTATAGAAAATGTTTGGTGTTTTGGTCCAGA